GTCAAGATACTCTAAGAAAGTTGCTGTACATAGGTGGTTTCATTCGTCCCACCGTCGCAGACCCAACTCTAGTTCTCTAAACTTCGGCCTCAAAGCTGCGACTTCGGAAATAAAATAGAGCTGTAGACGTTTGGAACCCGTCTGCAACCGATTAAATCCTAAGAAGTAACCTAAGTTGATACGTTATTTTATGGAAGAAATTATGTACAAAAGAAATAAATAAATGCAAAATAATAAATTTTATTAAAACTAAAAAAGTCAAAAAGAGATTAAAATAAAATCATTATAGTAATTTAAAAGAATTACATAATGTCGTAAATAAAATAAAAAAAATAAGACAACACGAGAAATAAAAAAAATCTCGAAAATTAACAGTTGTCAAGTTAAAGCAAAACAGGACTAAAATACCCGTAAATTTTAAATGCTTTAACAGAGAAATGAATAAACTGAAACAGGACTAAAATACCCGTAAATTTTAAACAGTTACTCATTAAAGAGCTCATAGTCAAGCTCTTGCCACGTTTTGTGACGGAAGTGTTCACCATTATAATTGCTCCACCAGTCCATGAAGATCTTACGATACTTCTCATAGACTGTTGGGCCGTGAGCATGCAATAAATTGAGTGTTTGTCTGCAAGATGCATACAAAAGCTCTTCTTTATTAGCATTGGAAACCTCTCTACAGTAATTAATTTGAGATAGAGCAGAAGCAAGAGGTAACCTACCTAGAATGACATCAGGTCTACTAGGATGACGAATAAAATCACGCTTAAGGAACGTAACTTCGTCGGAGGGAGTATATGGCTGAACACAATTAGCATCCTTAGATGCGGGGGTAAATTCAATGTTATGATTAGATAAAAATTGTTTAATCGTGGTAAAATTAAAGTCAGGAAACTTAGAGGCGACTTTCATAACTAAGTCATCTCCGTAGGTAATTAAACGAGCATGGACGTTAAAGTTCTCCATTGTATAACCAATAGACAACCACGCCATACGCATATAGAGACAATTCACAAGTGAATTAATCTCAACAGTCAAAGCAAAACCTGACGGAATACCACAAAAACGTTTATACTGCACATTGACTGCCTGATGTGTAGCATTTAATAACTCTTCACAGAGCAATTTTCTAACTTTCTTATCTGACGGATCTTCGTCAGGGTAGTACTTATCGTACCACATGCAGATTATATCGAAAGCGTTAGAAATACTTTCGAAATCAAGGCGACCACCGAAATTCTTGTAATCACCGGTAACATAGTTACCTTCCGGTATCTCATTAAGATACTGGTAGAGAGTTGTCCATTCTCTCGAATCTGCATTAATACCTACACTACACTCACTCTTTGGACGATTGTGAGAGTAAGCCCATTGAAACTTACCAAAATATTTCTTCATAGCAATAATATTTTCTAAACTAGCACAAGAGAAAACTCGTGTACCACCTTCTTTCCTACACTTTGCCAATGGTAGCAAACAATCTTTCAAACATGCATTGTAAATAACAGTTGGAACAATACCTTTCTTGCGTAGCTTCATGTTGTCATTATGAAGTTTCTCAAGATAAGGATGATAATTCTTGAATTCTAAAAGCGTTTCATCTACAAATTGATCTTTACCATCATTGAAACACCAAGCTTTACCTTTTGCACCAGGTGGACGGTACAATTGTAAAGGTAGTCCTTCTGAAGAACTACGTTCTATGCTTTTGGCGTATTTTAAGCCAGGTATACCAGCATAGACCTCTTGATCGGTCAGTAGAGAGCTACCCAATTCAACAGTTACAGGTGTACAAACTGCTAAAAGCTTCTCTGACAAATCACGTTTAGCTTCTTCCATTACATCAGTATTGAAAGGTAAAGGTGGAATACCATCTTTAGCTATACCAGCTTCTAAAGGAGATAATTCAAAGTGAGCTACTCTCTCATCTTTGTGACACAATGGCGCTGGTTCAACCTCAACTGGGATTTCAGGAATAGTGTCATACATAAGCGATTTAACAATGTTAGTTTGAGTAGGCATTCTAACTTCGAATGCGTCGTTAATAGTTTTACAGTAAATAAAAGTACCATCTAAAGAAACTTTCTGATGATCATCAGAAACTGCTGGAAAGGACAACGTATCTTCGACTACCATACCATGGTTCTCGGCTTCTAAGATGTGATCAAATTGCTCACGTCTTATAGGCTCTGAATAACCATGGCGACCATCACGTCCAGCTACGTGAATACCAATTATACGAGGATATGGACTTCTTGAAACTAGTGGGCTACCACAAGCTCCCTTACGACCATAGTTATAAGTATAACAGTCAGATAGCGTGTTAGCTGGAGTAAATTGATCAGCAGCAATATCAATAGATGGACAAGCGCGCGTAGTTACATTAGTAATAAAATTAACAGAATTTATTTTTTCTAATAAATAAGTATCGGCCGGCGATACATACTGAGCTTCTTTCTCAGATATAATATGTTTAATAATATTAGAAAATTGAGGAATGTTCTTAGGGAACGTTAATAAAGCTAAAGTAGAAAAACTTTTCGGCCTCATAACTCTTACTCGAGACCAATCAATGGTAACGGCAGGAACTGAAGCGATAAGTACATTAATTTTTAAATTATTTTGTTTTTTGGCTAAATAAACCATTTGATCTAAATAATGGCGAGCTGTAACAACAGTCCTACCACCTAAAGCAGTGCAATTAATTTTTAAGACGCCAGCGTCTAAAGTACATACATTATTACAAAATTTCATAGTGAGACCAGCGTCTTCAGATTCATTGTTAACAAAATAGTCGTCATCTAAAACAGATGTAAACATTTGATCCCTAAAAGCATCTTTCATTTGAGCACG